CAACGACACGGGGTTGCCGGGGCCCGAGACGTCTGCACTGACCGTCTACCCCAACAGCATCTCCGTCACTGCCGGTCTCGGGTCGCCGACTGCGGCGGCATCTGCCACGGCTACTCCGTCCGGCATCTCCGTCACCGCCGGCCTCGGGTCGCCGACTGTCGCCGCTACCGCCACGGCTACTCCGTCCGGCATCTCCGTCACTGCCGGTCTCGGGTCGCCGACTGCGGCATTCACCGAGTACCGGCACCTAGATCTAGACATGGCACCGCCTGAACCGAAGTGGACGGCGGGACCCCCCGGCACCAAGTGGCTGGCCGATCCGCCCGCACCGAAGTGGACGGTAGGGATACCCGACTAGGGGGTGTGTGTGGTCGCCGAGATTTCTACCGCGAGTCTGGAGTATGTGCGTGTGCCGATCTCGGCCACGGCCTCCGGTGCGGCGGTCAACCCGACGTCGGACACAGTGAGCATGGCTTTTCTGGCGACCACGGATGCACCCGTGAGTGGCGACTGGAAGACCGCCAGCTGGGAGACCGACACGACGCCGACGCCGGACGTGTACTACGCCCGGTGCCTGGTCGGTTCGGGTGGCGCGGTGACGCTGACGGCCGGCACCTACTACGTGTGGGTCAAGATCGTCGACACGCCTGAGACGCCCATCAAACGCGCCGGATTGATCAAGGTGATCTGATGGCGTCTCTATCCGCACTGCGTGCCGGTATCGCCGCGCGCCTGGCCACGATCCCCGGCCTGACTGTCTACGCGTCTCCGCCCGGCCAGGTCAACGTTCCGGCGGCGATCGTGCTGCCTGCTGGGGATTTCGTGACCTTCGACGCGACGATGGGCCGGGGCAGCGACGACTTTTCGCTCCTGGTGCGGGTCCTGGTCGCCGACACGGTCGCTGACATCGGCCAGGACTCACTCGACGTCTACCTCGCAGGCTCGGGCACTTACAGCGTCAAGGCCGCGATCGAGGGCGATGGCACGCTCGGCGGTATCGCCTCGTACGCGGTCGTGACGTCCGCGCGGGCCTATGGCGACTACGAGTACGCGGGACTGTCCTATCTGGGCTGCGAGTTTCAGGTGGAGGTCACAGCATGAGCGCCAAGGTCGCGAAAAAGTACCGCGTGATGATCGGTATCAATTACCCGTCGGAGGTTGGCGCCGGCCCTGAGGTTCGCGCCGAACCGGGCGACGTCGTCGACGACCTCCCTAAGGGTGCGATCGGCTGGATGCTCGACCAGGGGATCATCGAGGAGGTCAGGCAGTGAGCTTCGTCCATTCCTCGGCGTCGAAAATCCTGGTCAACGAGGTTTCCTCGACCGCGCACGTGACCGGCTACACCGTGACGTATCAGCGCGACGCGTCGGCGGTGACGAGCCTGGCCGACTCCGGGACCATGTCGATCCTCGGCCTACAGTCCGGCACGATCGCGCTGCGCGGACTTTTCGATTCCGCTGCGACCTCGCTGTATACCGAGGTCATCGGATCGGTCGGTACCGATAACTCGCTGCTCACCACGGTCTTCCCGGACGGGTGGACGATCGGGCAGCCGGCGCTCATGGCCGTGTCTGACATCAGCGGTTTCGAGGTCCCGGCCAGTGTTTCCGAGGCCGTGTCGATGACTATCGACGGCACACCTGACGATGGCGTGGATATCGGCGTGAGCCTGCACGCACTGAGCGCCGAGACGGCCGACGGTCAGGGTACGAGCGTCGATAACGCGGCGTCGTCGAGCAATGGCGGGGTCGCGAATCTGCACGTCACGGCGTATTCGGGGTTGACGAACGTCGTGTTCAAGGTGCAGGCGAGTACCGATAATTCTAGCTGGAGCGACCTCATTACATTCGCCACGGCCACTGCGACTACGTCCGAGCGCAAAACCGTTACCGGCACGGTGAACAGATACCTCCGCGCATGGTGGGACGTCACCGGCACCGGGTCAGCGACTTTCACGGTCGCATTCGCGCGGCGCTAGCGCCCGAAGCTTTGGAGATACGCGGCGACCTTCAGCGTCAATTGAGAGTCGTCCCTAAGGAATCCAACAGCCCGGTTGCATCGAGCGCAGAGTAACTTCCGGTCACTCATAGATCCATTGTCGACAGCCGAAAGGTAAATGTCATGAGTTTTGTGCACGGTAAATCGGCTGTCTTCAAGCTTGATGACAGCGGCGGCACGCTCCGCACCCTGACGTCCTACGTCGACAACGTTTCCGGCCTCCCGGGTGGCCGCGAACTGAGCGCCGTCACCGCATTCGGCGACTCCGGAACGAAATCGATCTCTGGACTCCAGAACGTCACATTTTCGGTGTCCGGACATTTTGACTCGACCGCCACGACCGGCCCGAACGCGGTCATCAACTCGCTGCGCACCGCGACAGCGACGGCCTCGTTCGAGTACGGCCCGGAGGGCAGCTCGTCCGGCAATATCAAATTTTACGGCGAGTGCTGGTTGACGGAGTACACGGTCGACGCCAGCGTCTCCGACAAGGTGAGCTTCTCGGCGACTTTCCAGGTAGACGGCACGGTCAGCAACACCACCTACTAGGGGGCGGCCATGGCCGGCGTAAAACTCTCCGTCACCGGCCAGGCCGAGCTCGCCACACTGTCGACGCGACTGAAGGCCGCCGGCGACAAGGGACTGACGCGCGAGCTACGCAAAGGGCTACAGCGGGCCGCGAAGCCCGCAGTCGACGCCGCGCAGGACGCCGCGCGCCGTATCCCGATCCGTGGGGTTCGGGGCGGCGGGACGGCGGCCCGCGCGGCGCATCACCGTATCCGGTACAAGCGTGCGGCACGGGGCGGTCACGGCCTGCGAGCTACGGTCGCCCGCGCGGTTCGCGCGCAGATCCGCATGGGCGGCAACGCGGCGCTGACAATCAAGACGCTGGCGCGGATGATGCCGGCTAGCCAGCGCAAACTCCCGCGCTACCTCGATAGTGTGCGCGGGTGGCGTCACCCGTTTTTCGGCAACCGCGAGCACTGGTACCAGCAGCGCGGCGAGCCCTGGTTCGGCGAGACACTCAAGCGACAGGGGCCGACAATCAGGGGCGAGGTCCTCGACGCCATGGCCCGCGTCGCACAGCAGATCACGAGAGGCTAGCCTGTGGCACGGTTGCAGTGGACTCCCTCGCCGAGGGACGCGAAGCGATACAACATCGACGGCCCTCAAATTTTCGACATCGACGCGCTCGACGATCTACCGTCGAGCGAGCTGGAGTCGCTCGAGCGCGAAATCCGCGCACGCGCGGGTGTACTGCTGTCTGACCTGTGGCCGCCGCGGGATAACTCGGTGCCGCTGGCGCGGGCCGTGATGTGGGTGACGCTGCGGCTACGGGGTAGCGATCTGGCCTGGGAGGATTTCGACCCACAGGTTCGCCGCACAAACTTCGCGGCCGAGGGTGGCGATGTCGACCCCCCGGCTGGGACCTCATCGCCGGAGGAGTCCGACAGCTCTGGCTGAGCTGGGGCCCCTGGTTCTCGCTGACCTACCACCTGACGCTGACCGATCTGCGGGCGATGAGCCTGCGCGAGATCTCCGCCTATGTGGACTACGCGGCGAAGCGTGCCGAAAAACAAGGCTCTGGCCTGCGATAACGGCCTGTGGTCGCCACTGCGGCCCGAATTGTCTCCGGGGGTAGTCCCGGCAACCCCCGGGAGGCGATCGTGGACAAGGAAGACCTTGTATTCAACATCCTCGCGCGGGACCGCAGCGCCAAGAAGACTTTCAAGTCCATAGGCGACGCCGCCGAGCACGCCGGCGAGCAGATCGGGAGGCTATCTAAGGCCGCCGTGGCTCTCGGCTCGGCGGGGGCGCTGGGTGGCGTCGCCGCTGGTGGCCTACTGATCCAGGCATCGGCCGCCACCACTGCCGCCGCCGCTATGGGGACCCTGAAGCTGGCCATCGGGGGCGTCTCCGACGCATTCAAGGCCGGCGATGACGCCGAGGCGTACAGCGAGGCCATGGCCAAACTCGCCCCTGCCGCCCGCGATTTCGTGCGCGAGGCGCGCGGCGTCGGCGACGAGCTGGGCGTGCTGCGGGGAAACCTCCAGGGCGAATTTTTCGAGCCACTCGCTGGCGGCCTCCAGAAGCTCACGCACGCCTACATCCCAGTGCTGGCCGAGCAGGTCCCAGCGCTGGCTCGATCTCTGGGTGAGGCTGCGCGCAGCTGGATCGACGTGGTGTCGTCGTCGGCGAACGTCGCCCGCGTGGGCCGGATCGTCGAGTCGGCGGCGCGGTCGACGACCGAGATGGGTGTGGCCGCCGGTAGCGTGACGACCGCCGTCCTACGACTGGGTGACGCCGGGTCGCCGACGATGGAGCGGCTGTCGCGCGACATCGCGCGCGCTTCGACGAGTTTCGATCGTTTCGTCATGCGCGCGCAGGCCGACGGTTCGCTCGATCGCGTGTTCACGATGGCCGCCGACGCGGTCGAGGGCCTGGGGCATGCGCTGGCGCCGCTCGGGGAATCCCTCTACAGGCTGTTCAGCGGCGAGGGCGCGGCGCAGGGGCTGCATGAGCTGGTGAGCATCCTCGGCGTCGCCAGCTACACAGTGTCGACACTGGTCAATGCTTTCGCGTCCCTGCCGGACGGGATGCAGGCCGCATTGATCGCGTTCGGCGCGATGGGGATGACCATCTCTCGGCTGTACTCAGCGGGCACCGCCGCTGCTGGATGGCTCGAAAAACTGGGTGGCTCGCTGGAGCAACTCGGCCCGACCGGGGGGATCGCGGCAAAAGGGCTCAATGCCGCTGCGGTGTGGGCGGGACGTGCGACTATCGCTCTCGCCGGCCTCCAGGTCCTCAATGTCGTCGGGCAGGCTTTTGCGACTGCCGCGCCGAGCGTGGACGAGATGACGAAATCCCTGCGGGGGTTGGCTACAGTCGGCGCGAAGGGCGCGGATCTGTCTGGCCTGGCGCGCGACCTGACGATGATCAAGAACATCGGCGGCGCCGATGGTCTACGCAAGGCGCTGGCGATTGAGCCAGGCGCGATGAGGTTTTTCGATTCGTCGATCGCCTCGATATCCGATCGGATCAAAAGTTACGACCAGGCGCTGTCCGAGATGGTACAGCGGGGCGACTCCGACCAGGCGCGAAAGGCGTTCGAGGAGATCGGCGCGGCCGCACAAGAGCAGGGCATCAGTGTCGGCATGGTGCGCGGCTTACTCCCCGGCTACGCTGCGGCGCTGGAGAGTGCCGCTACCGGAGCGGGCGCGAGCGCCAAGGCAACGCTGGAAGCCGACCGCGCGCAGCGGATTCTCAATGGCAGCCTGGACCAGGCGGTGGGTCAGCTCGGGTCGCTGGCGGCGGCGTTTGATCTGATCAACGGCAAATTCCTCGGGTTCCGTGAGGCGGAGATCGCAGCCGAGGACGCGACGTCTCGCCTCAAGGACGCGATGGAGCAGTCCGGCGCATCTCTCGACGAGAACACCGAGGCCGGCCGTGCGGCCGAAAAGTCGCTGATCGATATGGCGAAAGCCTCGGCGATGGCCGCACAGAAGAAGTACGAGGAGGCCGGGTCGATACGGGCGGCGAGCGCCGTCTTCGCCGAGCATCGGCTCAAGGCGATCGAGGTCATGACAGCACTGGGCATGACCCGTCAGGCTGCCGAGGCGCTGGCTGATCGATACATGAAAATGCCCGCACTGACGATCAACTACAAATCCGTCAGCGACGCGCAGTGGGCGATCATGTCTCTCCAGGAGCGCATCAACGCACTGCCGACATACAAGGCAATCCATATCCAGACGTTCAACAACCAGGTCAACCGCATTGACCGACTGGACCCGAACGCGCGCGCCGACGGCGGCATTGACCTCAAGATGGCCAATGGCGGCATCACCTCGCGGTGGCTGCGCTCTCCGACGATCCTCGCTGGCGAGCGCGGGTCGGAGGCGTACATCTCGATGTCCGCGCCACGCCAGCGCTCGCGTGCTATCGCACGCCAGGCGGTGGACATGCTCGGCGGCCCCGAGTCGATCTGGGGCGGCCGCGGGAGCACCTACAACCTGGGCGGGATAACTGTCGTGGCACCTCCGGGGGCCAGCATGTCGCAGGTGGGACAGATGGTCGGCGCCGAGGTAATCAAGGCGATCAAAACTTACGAGCAGCAAAACGGCACGGGGTGGAGGTCATGACTCATGTCCGTCACCCCGTTCGACAGCGTCACGCTCACGGTCGAGATCGCACTCGAGGCCGCCGCTAGCACGTATGCGGTGTGGGACGTGGGTGCGTGGGACTCGGCGCTGTGGGGTCCCGATATCTCCTGGGTAGACGTTTCGGCGTACGTGCGTAGCGTGTCGACAAGCCGGGGCTTTTCCCGGGACCTGCAAGCCTGGGAGGCGGGGACGGCGTCTGTCGTCCTCGACAACCGCGACGGCCGATTCAGCCCGGCGAACCTGGCCGGGCCGTATGTGACGGCCGGGGTGACGCAGGTCCGTCCGTGGCGGCCGATCCGCATCACCGCCACCTACGCCGGCACCACGTTTCCGATCTATCGCGGCTACGTGCAGGCGTGGGTCGAGGGCTACGTGATCGGCCCCACGAACTCCGTCGATGCCATATCGACAGTGTCGTGCGTCGACGAGCTGGCCGCGCTGGCGCGCTTCGACGGGGCCGAGCAGGGGTCGGTCGGGGCGGGCGAGACGACTGGTCGCCGTATCCACCGCATCCTCGACAGCGCCGGCCACACCGGAGACCGCGCGATCGACGACGGCGTGCACACGGTGCAGGCCACGACGCTCGCGCAAGACGCGGTGACGGAGATGAAACTCGTCGCTGACTCCGAGGGCGGCGCGCTATGGATCGACGCCGACGGCACGGTGATGTTTGTCGATCAGCTTGCACTGATCGAGGACCCGCGTAGTAATACCGTTCAGGCCACCTATGGCGACGGCGGCGGCTCGGAGATCGCGTACTCCGATATCGAGCTCGCCTACGACGGATCGCTGCTGGCCAATATCGCGACACTTTCCCGCAGTGGTGGAACCGCGCAGACGTCGGCCGACGCCGCGTCGCGGGCGCTGTACGGCGATGCCCGGTACGCGCGCAGCGACCTGGTGTGCGAGACTGACGCGCAGGTGGACACGCTGGCCGATATCTGGGTGGCGCGGTACTCGCAGCCCGAGCAGCGCGTCACGCGCATCACACTGAGTCCCCGACGCGACCCGGCGACGATGTACCCGGATCTGCTCGGCCGCAAAATCCGCGACCTCGTGCGCGTGAAGCGCCGCCCCCCGGGCAGCTACACGATCACCCGAGACGTCTACGTAGCGGGCATCAGTCATCAGATCACCGCCGAGCCGAAAGCCTGGACCACAACCCTCGACCTGTGGTCGGCGACGCCGTGGACAGAGTTCTCGACGTCGCTGTGGGACACGGGCCTGTGGGATTCGGCGCTATGGATGTTCGGATAGGGGGCCGGCATGGCATACACGACGGTGACATCCGGGACCGCGATCACCGCGAGCTGGGGCAACAGCGTCCGCGACCAGCAGATATCCACGTTCGCGAGCGCGTCGGCGCGATCGGCGGCGGTGACGAGCCCGGTCGAGGGCATGGTTACGTACCTGGAGGACAACAACGATTTTTGGTACTACAACGGCAGTGCGCACACGTTGATCTCACAGCCGGTTTTCGCGCGGCGAACCTCCGACGGCACGGCGGTCAACAACTCGACGACGCTGGTCAACGACTCGTCGATCGCGCTCGCGGTGGTGGCCAGCGCCGTGTATGTGCTGAATGGCCGCCTGGTCTACACGTCGGACTCGACGCCGGATTTCAAATTCGGCTGGACCTACCCGACCGGCCTCACGATGGATTACGCCGTGCACGGCATAGCGGCGGCTACGGCCAGCTATGGCGTGTACACCAACTCCCAGACCGATACCCCCGCGCTGGAAGGCGCAGGCTCGGCGACCAAGCGCGAGGCCCTGCTCCAGGGCCTCGTCGTAGTGTCATCGACGGCCGGAACGCTCCAGCTCCAGACGGCGCAGAACACGGCGAACGTCAGCAACACCGTCCTTAAGTCCGGCTCGTACGTGATCCTGACCCGCGTCGCATGATCGACACGCTCAACATCATCGCGCACCCCGACGACGATCTGTGGTTCATGAACCCCGTCCTCGCCGAGGCGATCGCGTCCGGCGAGACGTCGACGACTGTCGTGCTCACCGCCGGCGAGATCGGCGGCGCCGGGTCGACCGATGGTGAGCGGGCCCGGTCTCGTCAGCGGGGGCTGATGGACGCCTACGCGGCGATGGCGGGGCTGGCTCCGGCAGGGGATCAGTCGGAGTGGCAGGCGTGGACGTACACGGCCGCCGGCCGAGTTTTCGACCACTACAGCCTCACCGGCCGCGACGTGTCGGTGGTGTTCCTCGGCTGCCCCGACTCACAGCTGTGGACGGTCGACAGTGGCGCGACGCTCACGTCCGTCCCGGCCACCGGGGCGCCGACGACGCAGACGCAGACCTATGACCGGGCCACGCTCGTGGCGGTGGTGGCGGCGCTGATCCAGGCGGCCGACCCGGCCACGATCCGCACCCTCGATGTGGCGCCGGATACCCGCGTGGTGTCCGACCACGGTGACCATGTGACGTCGGCGCGGATCGCGCGCGACGCCGCACGGGATTCGGGTTCTCCGGCCGCGGTGGTGGGGTATCGCTGCTACAGCCTGAGCGTGTGTCCGTCCAACCTCGACGCCACCACCGCCGCCGCGAAGCGCGACGTGGCCGCCCGCTACATGGCCTACGACCCGGCCGCCGACGTGGGGCCGTATGCGGCGAGGATGCGTCACCGATGGCCGCTGGGGTCGCAGTGGGCGGCCCGGGACGCGGCCGGCCGGCTGGTGGCTGCGGCGGTCCGCCGGGGCCGGCTGTGGCTGTGGCGTCACGACGGGACGCTGTGGCAGCCCCCGATCGACCTCGGCAATCCTGGCGTGGACCTGGCGCCGGGGCCGTGCGTGTCCCGCAACGCCGACGGGAGGATCGAGGTTTTCGGCCGCACGATCGACCATCGGATCGTCAGCAGGTACCAGGTGCCCAGCGGCGGCTGGTCGGCGGGGTGGGCGGATTTCGGCAGCCACAACCCCGGCTCGCCCCTGATGGGCTCGCCAATCGTGGCGACCAACGCCGACGGCCGGCAGCAGCTGTTCGTCCGCAACGCCGGTGGCGGGGTGTCGAGCCGGTACCAGAAGGCCGTTAACGGCGGGTGGTCCGGCTGGCTCGATCTCGGCGGCTACGACGTCCAGGACGGCCTGGCGGCCGCGCGCACACTCGACGGCCGCATCGAGCTTTTCGCGCCGACTCGGACGGCGATCCTGCACTGGTACCAGACGGCGGCGAACAACGGCTGGAAGGTCGGCGCGGGCTGGTCAACGCCCGCCCCCGCGTCGGAGCTGTCGGCGGCCGCCGGCCCCGACGGGCGTATCCGTATCGCCTACCGGGCCACCGGTGGCGGGCTGGCCACCATCACGCAGACCGGGCCCGGGAACGGCTGGGGTCAGCCGGAGACG